CCTCGAATGTCCCCTGAGGTTGTGTTGTCCGTATATAACAACGACATTGTTACGTTGGAGCGTGCTATAAAAGAGAGGGTGTTCTTTTGCCAGGATTCTCTTGGCAATTTTTCCCCCCCTCCCTTGCCAAAGCTCGGTATATTTAGTCGCCTAGAGAAGTTTTCTCATTTGTTGTATAAGCATTTACCGTCGACCACCCCGGTATCTCGTTTGGAATTTCCAAACCTATATAAGGGTCGCAGGTATTTTCTTTACAAAAAGGCTGCGGAGTCTTTAATGACACTTGGAATCCGCGCTAGGGACAGTGATATCCGTGCTTTCGTTAAGGCCGAGAAGGGAAAAGCAGGCTCCGCTCCCCGGGTCATTCAGCCACGTGACCCGAGGTATAATGTTGAGGTTGGTAGGTATATTAAACCTATCGAGGGGCGTGTGTATAAAGCCATCGCCGCTGTGTGGGGCGAGACCGTCGTGATGAAGGGGTATAATGCTAATGATGTTGCTTTTCGACTTCGCCAGAAGTGGAATCGTTATAGGCGTCCTGTTGCTGTGGGCCTAGATGCTAGCCGTTTTGACCAGCATGTCTCTAGACCTGCATTGCAATGGGAGCATTCCTGTTATGTGAAGTGTTTCAGGAATGCTAATGAACGCCGTGAGTTAAGTAAGTTGTTGCGCTGGCAGTTGGATAACCGTGGGGTCGGTTATTGTTCCGATGGTAAGTTAAGGTATAATGTCACCGGGTGTCGTATGTCTGGTGACATGAATACTGCATTGGGCAACTGTCTTCTGATGTGTGCTATGGTGTGGGCTTATTCCCAACATGTTGGTGTCAAGTGCTCTTTGGCCAATAATGGTGACGATTGTGTCGTCATCATGGAGGCCTCTCAGCTTGACCGTTTTAATTCTGGTCTTTGCTCTTGGTTTCATGATATGGGGTTTACGATGAAAGTCGAAGCCCCTGTTTACGACTTTGAGCGGGTCGAATTTTGCCAAACTCAACCCATTTTTGATGGTGAGGTTTGGACTATGGTCCGTGGCATCAAGGCTTTTCAGAAGGATTGTATGTCCCTTTTTCTGTTTAATTCAGATGGGGCCATGAAGAAGTGGTATAAAGCCGTTTCCGATGGGGG